GTTAACGTAGATGCAAAAGGTCAATCACAAGTATCAGGAAATCAAGGACAGGCGGCGGCGTTAGGTCGTGCAATATCGGCGGCGGTAACGTCTGAACTTGTAAAACAAAAACGCCCCGGCGGTTTACTTAGCGCTGCTTAATTATGGCAACCTTTCCCACCTCTCCCGCTGCTAGTTACGGGATTTCGAAAACGTCAAGGCCAAATATCAAAAGAGTACAATTTGCCGATGGCTATGAAGCAAGGTTAAGTTTTGGGATGCATCAAAACGCTAAAACATGGAACCCAACTTGGGACAACATCACAGAAGCAGAATCAGACACTATAGAAACCTTTCTTGACGCGAGAGCCAACGACGCTGACTCCTTTACTTGGACCCCACCAAATGAATCAAGTTCTAGTGAATATATTTGTCTTGATTGGACTAAACAAATCAATGTCGCAGGTTACGCAACTATTACAGCAACATTTGAAGAGGTATTCGAACCATAATGGCTGTCCCTGTTAGCGAGTTACAAAAAGCCAATCCTAGTTCCATTATTGAACTTTTCATTCTTGAGTTAATTCCATCAATTCACGGAAATCACGAAGTAATGACTCATAGGTTCCATAATGGGACAAGTCAAAACGGAAATAATGACATTGTTTTTGGTGGGCAAAGTTACGATAAAATGCCAATCATCGCCGATGGCTTTTCATATGAAGGGAAACAATTGCCAAGACCTACTTTAAGAATAAGTAATATTTTAGGAACATTGACGGGGATGTTAGTTTATTTGCCTATGGGATTAGAAGGGGCAAAAATAACAAGAAGGAGGACGCTATTAAGATATTTAGATGCAGCGAATTTCTCAGGTGGTAGTAGTCCATACACACCAGATTCATCGGCGTTGTTTCCTGATGAAATTTATGTGATTGATCGTAAATCAATAGAAAATAGAGAAGTAATTGAATTTGAATTAGCAGCGAAAATAGATGTGATGGGTGTTCGTTTACCTAAAAGGCAAGTGTTACCTAATGAGTTCCCTGGGGTTGGTACTTTCTATTCATGACTTGGAAAGATAAAGCTTTATCTCATGCAAAGGGAGAAGACCCATTTGAATCTTGCGGCTTGTTAGTAGTTATCAAAGGCAAAGAAAAATACTTTGCTTGTAAAAATGTTGCTGATAAACCAAAAGATATGTTCATTATTGATCCAAAGGATTGGGCAAGCGCAGAAGATAAAGGTGAAATAGTCGCGGTTATACATAGCCACCCAACTACATCACCTCAATTATCAGAAGCGGATAAAGTTAGTTGTGAGAAATCAAAACTTACATGGCACGTCATACAACCAAATCTTGAAGAATGGGTTGAGTACAAACCTTGCGGATATAAAGCACCTCTAATAGGCCGTAAATGGGTATGGGGCGTTAATGATTGTTGGTCCCTTTGCCGTGATTACTACAAAGAAGAACTACAAATAAACTTAAGAGACTGGGATAGACCTACAAGCTCAGAGGCATTTATTTTAAATCCGATGTTTGATCGTTCCTTTATTGCGACAGGATTTAGAGAATTAAAGCCAGAAGAAGAACTACAGAAAAATGATTTACTATTAATGAGTATTGGATCTCCAGGGCTAAATCATATCGGCTTATATCTAGGCGATCAATTAATTTTGCATCATTTACAAAATCGTTTATCTAGTCGTGATTTATTAGACGAATGGCTATTAAAATGTATGGGAAAGAGGATTCGTTATGACTTTGCGTAAAATAAAACTATATGGCGAATTAGCAAGATTTGTAGGTGAGCGTGTTTTATATGCAGAAGTAGCAAACGTTGGTCAGGCAATACGTTTTCTATGCGTGAACTTTAAAGGTATTGAAGGCCATATGAAAGATCAATATTACAAGGTCAGCGCTGGTGATTGGCAATTAGAAGAAAGTGAGATCCATTACCCAACAGGGCAAAGTGATATTTCTATTGTTCCTATAGTTAGTGGAGCCGGTGGAAATATGGGTAAAGTCCTTTTAGGCGCTGCATTGATTGGGATAGCGATAGCAGCCCCAGGAGCAGGTTTCGCTGTGAAAGGAGCGTTAGGTTTTGGAGCATATGGAGGAAGTGCGGCTTTTGCAATGGCTGGAAATATTGGTATTGGTTTAGTTCTTAGTGGTGTCGCTGGCATGTTGACACCTGTTCCGACCACTCCTTCATCAGAACAAGACCCACGGCAAAGTTTCAGTTTCAGTGGTATTCAAAATACATCGAGGGCAGGGGTGGCAGTCCCTATTATTTATGGATCTCAAGTCTTAGTTGGAAGTGTCGTTATTTCAGCGGCAATCGATACCGTCCAAGTTGAGGTGGCAGCATGACAGATTTAGTTATCGGTTCGGGTGGTGGTGGTAAAAGCGGTAGTGATGGCGGTGGAACGCCTACAGAAGCAAAAGACAATCTTGATTCAAAACAATTCGCGACAGTATTAGACCTGATTGGAGAAGGTGAACTTGAAGGATTGATTTACCCAGATCCTCACTTTGTTAATGCAATTGATGGGGCTGCAAACCCATGGCATCAATCAATATTTTTTAATAACACACCACTGCAAAACAGAGATGGGTCATACAACTTTAAAGATGTAATAGTTCATGCTCGTTCAGGCCAATCTAATCAAGCTTCAATTCCTATAAATGAAAACATCTCTACTGTTGTTTCTACGGGTTTTAGTGAAGTAAGTAATTCTAGCCCCAGAGTTGTGCAAATTACGGACACTGATGTTGATGCTGTAAAGGTTACAATTACAGTTCCACAATTACAGAAATACACCGATGAAGGTGACATTGAAGGAACAGAAGTTCAGTTAGAAATTGCAGTTCAATATTCAGGAGGAAGCTATTCAACAGAGGTTTCAGGGACCGACGGACAAATTAAAGGAAGAACAGGTGATTTATATCAACGTGACTATTTAATAAGGCTTAATAAAGATGAAAATTGGCCTGTAAATATAAAAGTAACGAGGGTTACGGCAGACTCAACAAGTTCAAAACTTTTTAATAAAATTCAATGGAACGCATACACATTAATAACTTATGACGACAGAAAATATAATAATTCTGCTTTAGTAGGCGTAAGATTAGATGCGGAACAGTTCACAAATATTCCCACAAGAAAATATTTTGTTAAAGGAATAAAGGTTTCAGTTCCACATAATGCAACGGTAAGAACAAGTGGTTACGGAGTTGGGAGTCTTTCTTATTCTGGTACATTTAACGGGACTTTAGGCTCGGCGGTAAGCACTAATGACCCTGCATGGTGTTTATTTGATTTATTAACATCTGAACGCTACGGCTTAAACTTAGATGTAAGTGATTTAGATAAATTCTCGTTCTACGCTGTTAGCCAGTATTGCAGCGCATTAGTACTCGATGGAAAAGGAGGAGAAGAGCCTAGATATTCCTTAAATGTAAATATTCAATCAGCGCAGGAAGCGTACACCGTTATTTCCCAAATCTGTTCTGTTTTTAGAGGTATGAGTTTCTGGTCTGCTGGGTCAGTTTCACTAACTCAAGATTCACCAAAAGATACAAGTTACTTGTTTACTATGGCGAATGTACTTGAGCCAGGTTTTACATACGCAAACAGCAGTCAAAAAACGAGAGCTACCGTTGCAGTCGTCAAATACTTTGATAATGACTTAAGAGATTATCAGTATGAAGAAGTAAAAGCAGACCCAGACGTTATTAATAGATATGGGTCAATCGTAAAAAATATTGAAGCTTTTGGAACAACTAGTAGGGGACAGGCACACCGATTAGGTAGATGGCTCTTATATGAACATTCGGCTAATGAAACATGTTCTTTCGTCACTTCAATTGAAGCGGGTGTTGTTTGTAGACCTGGCGACGTAATAGAAATTGCTGATGAATTAAAAGCGGGTGAAAGAAGGTCAGGTCGTATAAAATCAGCTACTACAACGGCGATTACTGTTGATGATTCGACAAATTTAACACTTGGTTCAAATCCAACATTGGCGGTTATTCTTCCAGATGGATCGGTTGAATCTAAAACAGTTTCTACTATTTCCTCTGGTGTAATTACTGTTTCATCTGCTTTTAGTTCAGCTCCTAACGCTAATTCAATATGGGTTTATCAAACGTCAGATCTTCAAACTTCAAAGTGGCGTGTTGCTTCAGTAGAGGAACAAGATGAAACTAATTATGCTATTACTTGCCTTACATATAACGACGGCAAATATAACCACATAGAAAGAGGATGGGCTTTAGATACTAGAGATGTTACTAATTTGAATCAAGTTCCAGATTCACCAGTAAGTTTAAATGCAGAAGAAGTTATCTATGAAAATACAGGAAGGGCAAAAGTAAAAATAATAGTTACATGGACAAATTCAACTGATAATGTTCTTTTACGTTGGAGATATGGAAGTAATAATTGGACCTCTGTTGATGTTAAAAGAGCGAAGCAATATGAGATTTTAGACACTCGCGTTGGTGATTATCAAATAGAGGTTTCTAGTGTAAGTGCTTCTGGACTTAAATCTCCTGAACCAGCACAATTAAAACCATTTAAAGCAATAGGAAAAACAGCACCACCAGGGCAAGTAACGGGAATTAGTTTATTACCTGTAGATGAAGCAAGTGCTCTTTTGAAATGGAATAGGGCAACAGATTTAGATGTTATTTTAGGCGGTAGTGTTTTAATTAGACATAGTAAATTAACAACTAATGCAGAATGGAAGGACGCCACCCCAATCGTTCCGCCTGTTAGTGGTGATCAAACAAATATTCACGTCCCTTTATTGTCTGGGACATACCTTTTAAAGTTTAGAGATGATACAGACCATGATTCTCCAACGCCTTCAAATTGGGATGAGACAAGAACAACAATAGATAAACCTGCCCCCTCTGAAAGATCCCCTATATATACATTAACTGAACATACTGGCTCACCTTTTAGTGGTCCTAAAACTAATACTGTTTATGACTCAACTTTAGGAGGTTTAAGACTAACGGAATCAGGTTCAACTGTGTCTGCAACAGGACAATATATTTTCTTTAACTCATTCGATTTTGGTCAAATTTATGACGTTAATGTTCGCAAAGATATAAAAACAACTACATTTTCTAATGATGTACCTTGGGATAGCAGAACAGATTTAATCGATGAGTGGGGTGTAATTGATGGGAATGGTACTCTTAAGCCTGACAAATGTGACGCTGCTTTATATGTGAGGACAACAAATGTTTCTCCAAACGTTGTGACCGAGGCGGATATGGGGCCATGGCGTGAATTTTCTAATGTTTTAATTCGTGCGAGAGTCTTTCAATTAAAAGTAGTTTTAACAAGCGAAGATACAACACAAAATATATCTGTAAGTGAATTAGGGGCGACTTTAGAACTACAAGGAAGAACAGAAAGTATTGCAACAGCAGTTACGACTGGAACAAGTGCCTTCAACATTACTTATGCTCACGGCTTTAAAAATGCACCTAACGTCGTTATTACGCCGACGAATCAACAGGCAGGCGATTATTTTCTTCTTTCAAATATCACAAGAACAGGTTTTCAAGTAACATTTAAGAATAGTGGTTCTAATGTCGCTAGATCATTCTTATGGTCGGCTACTGGTTTCGGTAAGGAGATTACTTAATGAGCAACACGCACGACTTTGACTTAGCAAATGCCAACGGAAGCACCTTCCGAACTGATTTAAATAATGTCTTAGCGGATATTCAATCTTCTAATTCAGGAGCATCAGCACCAACTACTACGGTTGCGTATAAACAATGGATCGATACAAGTAACTCAAAAATAAAGATTAGAAACGGTGCTGACAACGCATGGATTGAGTTAGGATCACTAGCGACAAATATGGGTCACGCTCCTTCCGTAAGTCCAGTATTTACAGGAACAGTAACAAGCGGCGGCGATATTGTTTGCAACTCTACAGGTCGTTTAAAACTACCAGCGGGAACAACAGCACAAAGGCCATCGTCACCACAAACAGGAGATACAAGATGGAATACGACGTTAGTTCAACAAGAAACATACACTGGCTCAGCGTGGGAAAGAGTGGGGGGCATCCCCTCAGGTTCAGTGGTTTCTATGGCAAGCGAAACAGTACCGACAGGATATTTAGAATGCAATGGTGCGGCGGTTAGTAGATCAACTTATGCACAACTGTATTCAACCATTGGTACAAGGTTTGGGGCTGGTGATGCTAGTTCAACTTTTAATTTACCAGATTTAAGAGGGCGCTTTGTTAGAGGTTGGGATCATGGGGCGGGGACTGATCCTGATTCTTCATCTAGAACTAATTCAGGTGATGGAAATACTGGAGATAAAGTTGGTACTAAACAGGATTCACAAAATAAAACACATACTCACGCTTACACCGACCCTGTAATTGGTACTAATCAAGGATTAACACATGACAGCAATGGATCAACGGCAGAGTCTCCCACAACTAACGGCGGGACTAGTGGAGCGCATGGAGGAACAGAAGCAAGACCGATCAACATAAACTTGATGTACGTGATTAAATATTGAATTTCTTTAATATTTCTGCGTAGGCTTTAGAATAGTTTTAAGCGTTTTGTTTTGTAATGGGAGTTACGCCGGGTTTGTATTCCCCGAAGGTTTATCGACGGGTTGATTGGTCGCAAGAATTAATCTTGCAAGACAATGGAGGGACCGCGATTAACTTAACTAATTCTGTCTTTACAGCTCAAGCGTGGGATGAAAAAAGAAGCAAAAAATACTGTGATATGACTTGCAACATTACCGATGCAGCAAATGGGAAATTGACTGTTTCCATGACAGAAGCACAAACGACAATCCTTCCTGATTTGCCATCGTGGGATTTAAAGAGAACCAACGGTAGTGATACCGAATACTGGCTTACTGGACAACTACAAGTACAAGAGGGCTACACATCATGACCGTTACAGTAAACGAACAAAACAACCAAGTTATTGTTTCTACAACCGGCAGTCAAGGCGCGGCTGGCGCAACCGGGGCAACGGGTCCGGCTGGAACAAGCGTTTTACATGGAAGTAGTGCGCCTCAAAGTAGCGATGGGAATAATGGAGATTTCTTTATAGAGACAACAAATTCAAGATTGTATGGACCAAAGGCGAGTGGTGCATGGCCTGGTAGCTATGTTTCGTTAATAGGCCCAGCGGGAGCAACTGGAGCAACTGGAGCAACTGGAGCGACTGGAAGTCAAGGCGCAACTGGAAGTCAAGGCCCAGCGGGAAACGATGGTTCTGATGGTGCTACTGGAGCCACTGGCCCTACTGGTGCGACTGGGCCTGCGGGTGCTGATGGTAAAACCGTATTGAATGGAACGGGTGCGCCTTCTAATGGTTTAGGTGCTGATGGAGATTTTTATATTGATACGACTAACAAAGCTATTTATGGCCCGAAAGCTAGTGGGGCATGGGGTTCAGGGACTTCATATTTACAAGGTGCTCAAGGTCCAACAGGCGCTCAAGGTCCAACAGGTCCAACAGGGGCTCAAGGTCCAACTGGGGCTACGGGTGCAACAGGTCCAGCGGGACAGGACGGGCAAGGTATAACCGACGGCGACAAAGGTGACATTTCTGTAAGTAATACAGGGACGGTTTGGGCTATTGATAATAATGCTGTTACTAACGTCAAAATAGCTGACGATACAATTGCCGAATCTAAATTAGATATTCATGCAGCTCCTAGCGGAACAAATAAGTTTTTAGGTTATACATCCAATGGGATGGAGTGGGCAGTCCCTCCTGATACTACATATTCGGTTGGCGATAATGGACTTACAAAAAACAATTTTACTGATGCGTTAAAAACTAAGCTTGACGGTATTTCTGCCTCTG